GTAACTACACTGTAACCGCGAGATTACAAAATGCTACCGTTTCAACACACTGTCATCACATTCGGAGCGTATTATAAGCGTAGCGACAGACGGAAAGGGGGCTGTCACTGCGAACAGGTCAGGCGAATAGGCAAAAGCTACCAGCAATGGTAGTTAGCAACTGCATACAAATTTCACAGAATGGAGATAATTGTAAATGATTACCAGTGAACAGAAAATGGAAATTCGGAACTTGAAAAATCTTTGGGTAAAATCTAAACTGGATGGAAATACCAATCAGGCTAACGCCTTACTTGATATGATGTATGTATGGTACATTGCCAATATCCGGGAATTATCCTTTGAACAATGCCGCACATTTGAGATTTTCTTCCATATGAACGATTACCTTTAATAGGTAATTCGTTAATGCAGCCTTTAGGCGGTCGCAAGCCCGCACCTAACTTACAGGGTGTTCGGTTGCCGTTTCGCTTAATTCCGTCTGACGAGCAGCTGCGCGGTTCGCAGCCGAAACGCCCCTTATGGGCGTCACGGATAACCTATCCGAATATTATTTATTGAAAGGGGTTTTTCAAAATGAAAACCAAAAACATCACCCGCACATTCACCGAAAGCGTTATTTGCTACACCCGTTTCGCATTCGATAATGGAGCTGTTCACGAAATTGACAATGACGAAATTGTTGTCGATTATGCCGTTGATGAAGCAGCCGCCAAAAAGGTCGTGAAGAAACGTCTTAAATCCGACTTGTTCCGCATTGATGAAATTCGCTCTACCGATACACTTTATGTCTGTAGCGTGGAGGATTTTCTTAAAGTCGCTCACCCCGTTGAAATGTAATTAAAGCCGCGAGGGCGGCGCGTTATCCGCCCTATTATTTCACTGAAAGGAATTTTAACTATGAAAGATATGCTTATTACGAAAGATGAAATTGTTGCAGCAGCAGCGGAAATTATTCGTGCGGCCTATAACCCACTGTATTCACCTGACGAAAGGCGCGGAATGAAATTCGCCTTTCAGATTTTGAGTGATAATATGCCGAGGGGTTCGCAACTGTCTGAGCTTTTAAAAATTTGCGGCAATGCTATTCCCGTTTCCCGTAACACCTCAAAATATTATAATCCTTTGCACGATTTAATTTATGAAATTAAAATAAGGGGGTTCGGTGAATGAAATATTTTAAGGATTCCACATTCATTCTTGAAGCATTAGCTTTAATGAGCATTATAGCCGGAACTTATTGGTTTTTCAAAATATTAGCTATTTTAATGATAAAGGAGGTGCTCGTATGACGGCAGATGTGGTTGCTGAAAGAATAGATGAACTGCGTTATGTGCTTGATGATGTAGATACGATAATACGCGGGTTGAGAAAAGAGTGGTTCGAAAAAGGTAATTATATTTCCGTGTTGAGGTTGCGCGTTTCTGATTTGCTTGATGCTTTGAACGATTTGACTTCAGTTGAAATGAGTATTTTAGGAGGATAAAAATCATGACCCTTTTACAAGCTATTGTATGTATAGACAAAGACTATTGCCGCAAAATAGCCATTTCCGTTGAGTTCGGCGACGGTTCTCGGAGCGAAGTATTTAAGTTTTCGCCAAACGAGATAAATGCAATTTTCAAACGTATTAGCCCGTTTTCTCGTGTGCGTGCTTTTTTCGAGCGTAAAGGCAGCGTAAATATCGTAGTTGCTTATGCACCGCAGCCAATTACAATTAGAAAGCAAATCGCTGAGGGTGTATGGGGGGAGCCGACTTATGCTTGAGCTAAATTCAGATAGAATGCAGTCTGTTATTTCAGAAGTTTTACGATATTATGGTTGCACTTCAAGCAAAGTAAACGAATATGTATTAGCGAGAATTATCGCAGATAAAATTATAAATTATATTAAGGAGAAAAACAATGAATAAAGTTATACTTGTAGGAAGAACCACTAAGGATATTGAACTGAGAGAAATTAAATCTAAAGGCAAAGACGCAACTGTTGTCGCAAATTTCAGTCTTGCCGTTGACGATAGAAAGAGTGATGAAGTCAGTTTTATTAACTGCGTTGCTTGGGGTAAACTCGCGGAAACGCTTGAACAGTACATTAAAAAGGGAATGCCTGTTCAGCTTTGGGGCAGGCTGAGAACTCACGATTATGAAGATAAAGACGGAAATCGCCGCTTTGTAACCGAGGTTGTAGTCGAGGGCTTTGAGTTTTGCCCGACTAATATACCGCCTGAAAAGGAAGAAAAGAAAGAGGTAAAACGCTATGGAAGAAAATAATGTCACAAAAACGAGCCTTAGCGAAATTGAAACGCCGCAGCTTAAAGAGCTGCTTCGAGCTGAACAAATTCTAAATAATGCCCTTGTTATGTATGCTTCTGTTCTTGCCGCTGTTGGCGGTTATGGAAATGCAAATCTTGCAACTAAGCTTGCCGAACCGCATTCTCAAGCAATTAACGACCTTATAAAGGAACTGTCAAGTCGTAAAACGCTTGACGAACAGAATCTATCTTGACAGATTTTGAGAAACGCCGAGAGGTAGGTAGAATGCTTACCTCTCAGCGTGAAAAAATGGGAATGTCGCACTTAGCGTTTGAGAGATATAATAATTTACCTCATTGTATGAGTTACAACTTTGAGAATGGGCGTTCGCTACTGGGCAAATATAGCGAAAGCATTAAAAGAATGTACGCGCTCAATCCTGAGCAAATTAAGGGTTTTGATGCTTTATTGGAAGTAAGCACAAAAGAGTATTGCACTATGCTCACAAAAATGAGAGATTCCAAAATTAAGCTTATTTATATGAAAGTAACAAGGGATAAATTTTATTTGCCATTATATACTGGGGAATCAATGGAAGAATTATCTCGCGTGTGTAAATGCGGTTTGTCTGCTATAAGTAAGGGCATTTCAAAATTTTTGTCCGGTCATAATTCTTGCTATGTAGTTACGCTTGAGCCTGTATGCGAAGACGATGAAATAGAAGAACAGAGATTAAAATCTTTTTACGAAGGGGATGTAATAGAATGCCTAAAACTAACTCAAAAGGGCAGAAAGTTAGCAAAGATGAACAGCTCATAAATCAGTTTAATGCAAAAATAAAAGAAGTTGAACGCTTGCGTCCTGATATAGCGGAAATACAGCCGTTAGTAAGAAGCGCGCATTATTTTGAGCGCTTCAAAAACTTAACTCCGCGAGAAAAGACGAGAGCGCGTAAAGTTATGCAAGATTATTTGCGCGAGGGTTCGGAAGAACGCAGTGAAAAATATCCCAATATGACGAAATGGGGAGCTGAAAGTTCTGATAAATTTGTAAAGCAAACTAACAGACAAAAAGCTAAATACTATAAATCGCCGTATCTTAAAGATATTGATAAAATGGGCTTAAAACCTCAGTTTGAATATATGAACGCCGAACAAGCGAAACGAGCTGTGTATGCCCTTGAAAAGCAAACTGAAAGTGATATTCATATGACAGCGGCGCAGTATAAAGAGAATTATCTTAAAGCCGTTGAAAATGAGATGGGACGCGGGGGTCTATATACTTATGTCTCTGAGCTGCCTGAGGAAATTTTGGTTGCTGCTTATTATTCCGACCCGGCAACTTTCGAAATAAAGTTTGTTTATAGTCAGGATGAAAAAGTTGCGCAGCAGCGCTATTTGCTTGAACAGTTTGAAAGCTATGTCAGTTCGTACTCAAATTGGAAATATGAAAATCCTTTTGAAGCGGAAGACGAGTTTATGATATGATTTATACCGCTGACTTTGAGACTACAACAGATTTAGAAGATTGTCGCGTGTGGGCTTGGGCATTATGTAATGTAAACAATACTGACGAGCTTGTTTTTGGTAATTCGGTTCAAACACTTATGGATTGGTGTAGCAAGCAGCGTAATCTCACTTTATATTTTCACAACTTAAAGTTTGATGGAGAATTTATATTGCAATGGTTACTGCATAATGGGTTTACAGAAATAATAGAAAATGGAGGGAGAGCAGCTTTTACAGCTAAAAGCTTCAAGACTTTAATTTCCGATATGGGTCAGTTTTATTCCATTGAAATTTGTTTCAGCAGAAACAAATCGGAACTTTATAAAGTCAAGATACTTGACAGCTTAAAGTTGCTCCCTTTTTCTATAGACCAAATGGCAAAAACTTTCGGTTTGCCTATATCTAAGTTGGAGATTGACTATAGAGCAAAGCGCGAGATAGGGCACATATTGACAGAAGAAGAAAAAGCCTATATTAAGAATGATGTTGCTATTGCAGCTATGGCGCTCAAAGCGCTGTTTGATATGGGTCTAACTAAAATGACAACTGCGAGTAATGCCCTAAATGAATATAAAACATTGATGGGGAACCGTTTTAAGTATTGGTTTCCGCCTCCTCAGTATGACGCAGAAATAAGGCAAGCATATAAAGGTGGTTTTACTTATCTTTCCCCGCGCTATGCTGACAAAGATGTTGGAAAGGGAATTGTTCTTGATGTTAATAGTCTTTATCCTGCAATGATGTACTATAAGCCGCTGCCTTATGACGAGGGTGTTTTTTATGATGGGCAGTATCAGACAGATAAGGAATACCCTCTCTATATTCAGATTGTTAGAGTTAGTTTTGAACTAAAGCCAAAACATATACCAACAATTCAGATTAAAGGTAGCCTTGCTTTTGTATCAACTGAATATTTAGAGAGCAGCAACGGCGAGATTGTTGCGTTAGCTTTGACTTCGCCAGACCTTGAGTTGCTTCTTTCGCATTATAATTGCGATTATATCGAATATGTATGCGGGTGGAAATTCAAAGCGGGAACAGTAGCTTTTCGCAAATATATAGATAAATGGATTGGCGTTAAGATTGAAGCAACGAAAGAGGGCAACAAAGGAAAGCGTGCTATTGCTAAACTTATGCTTAACTCCCTTTACGGCAAGTTTGCAACTAATCCTAAGTGCCGCTCAAAGCACCCCTACCTTGGCGAGAATGGCGAAATAAAATATGCGCTTGGAGAGGAAGAAGAACGAGCGCCAATATATATTCCGGTTGCGGCATTTATAACAGCTTGGGGAAGATATACTACTATTACTTCCGCGCAAAAGGTTTATGATAGATTCATCTATGCTGATACGGACAGTTTACATTTAGAGGGTACAGACTTTCCGGAGGGCTTGGATATAGACGATGTTAAACTCGGAGCTTGGAAAGTAGAAAGCGAATTTACAAGGGCGAGATTTTTACACCAAAAATGCTACATAGAGGAAATAGGAAACGAGTTCAAGATAACTTGTGCAGGAATGCCAAAAGGTTGTTATCCCTATGTGACTTGGGAGAACTTTCACCCCGGCGCAAGCTACCAAGGTAAGCTTAAACCGCAGCACGTTGACGGTGGTATAGTTCTTGTTGATACACCAATGACTATAAGAGAAAAGAAATAGCCCCGACTTTGGAAGCCGGGGTTATTTTATTACTTAAAATAGATATTAGAAATAACAAGCTGAGGAGCACCGTAAATAAACTGATTAGAACCTACGCAAATATAGTTTGCGGTATTAACTCTGCTAATATCCATAATGTATTTTCCTGCACCGACTATTTGAAGTTTAACCGGAGGATTTACAGTGTGAGTGTTATCGAGTTTTTTTGTAATGTCAGTTTGCTGTGCTCCATACCCTATCACACCTGAGCCGGATTCGACCTCTATAACAATCTGTTTATAAGGTGTAAAGTCATAAGGGCGAAGCTCACCTGTTGCAAGGGTATCACCTATATTAACATAGCCGCCGATTTGCTTTTCTTCTCGAACTTGGTCGCCACCCGGCACATAGATAGTTACCCAGTGGAGAGTATAAGGGGAAAGCCTTAGTCTTCGTGCAGCTACTGGGGAGAAAGAAAGCCCATAGTTACTCCCCTCTTTGCTGCCCTCAAAAAAGTCAGCGTCACCCGCCTTATAAATCCAACGAGTGATTTTAGACAGGGATTCAATGATTCTGCGTCTTGCAATCATCATTTTGTTCACGCAGCAACACCCCAGTTCTTAAAGAGCATATATCCCTTGAAGCAAGAGAACTCCCATACTTCGTTAGCCGCTGCCTGAGCAATATCATCTCCGTCAATTCCGCTGAAACCTGTAAGGGTAGGTACAATAGGAACGTTGGGGAATTTAATATAGCCGTGATTTTCAGCAGTTTTAGCGTTATCGCACACAAGAGTAAGGGCTGTGAAGTCTTTTATAGTGTACTCAGTATTATGAGCAAGAATAGTATCAACAACACCAGTAAGAGTTACATCCTGAGTTTTACCCTCACAATATTCTTTAAGGTAGCTGAGAGGAACTGCGTCACTTTCGTCAGTGGGGTCATCCACATTACGAAGTTTAGCTTTAATAGCTGTGGACTGAATGCCGCCCGAAAGCCTAATAACCTGTTCGTTTGGTACGGGAACAATGCCTGTTCCGTTATTAAATCTAACACCTCCTACACTGTGAAGCTCGTTTCCGCCCATAATAAGACGCCCGCTCATAGTATCGCCAGTTTTCTTTACGAAGCCTGCGGCTTTTTTGTACTCTGAACTATCGAGGTAAGTATCGGTTACGAAGAAGCCACCATTTTCACCCTTATTTTTATAAGCTCCATAAACAGGCATATCAATACCGTCAGGGTCTTGAAATACTATTGTTATATAAGGTATACCACCAGCTTCAAATGTGTCCATAGTAAGAACCGCTATGTTATCGCTGTCATAGGCAAATTGATAAGCTTTACTGTTAATACTGGTTTCTTCCGCAGTATCAAAAAACACAGGAACGCTATTCAATGTTAGAGAAGTGTTCCATACATAAGGCGCAGTCGGTTCATTAGTTCCGTCAAGTTTGAGGTACTTAGTGTCAGCAACCGTTTCAGTAAGACCGCCCTGCGTTGCTTCAATTACAGCAGCTGCAATTTTATCATCAACATACTTTTTCTGAGTATAGTCGTTGTTGTTGGTAGGCGCAGTATAGGACTGTCCACGCAGAGTCTGCATAGTTGCCACAATTACACCCGCGGAGGAATTGACAAAACCGCTGCCATTGTTGAACAGCATTTTATTAACGCCACTAAGGGCATTGTTGCCCATAATAATGTCTCCGCTCATAGTACCGCCGCGAAGCGGGAGGTATTCACCCGAACCGAGAGAAGCTGTAATCGCTTCATCTACATACTTTTTGTTTGCGCCCTGCAACGGCTGAGTAGGAGTAGGAAGCCAACACTCAGTTTTAACATCAAGGTCAGATATAGTAGCGTCACCCGAAACAGTAATGTTTTCAAGTTTAGTAGTACCAGTGCCAACACCGTCAACCTTTTCAATATAGGGAAGCTTTACAGTGCCGTTCTCCATCTGCGTAAGGGTCTGCTGAATCTTAGCAATGGTGTTCTGCATACCATTAACAATGTCAATAAGATTCTGAACAGTCTGCTGCAAGGTGTTAATAGTCTGCTTAACCTGAGCAAGGTCAGCTTCAACGGTGTCAACTCTTTCAACGAGCGCATTATATTTGCTTTCTACTTCGGTAAGCCGTACATTGAAAGCTTCAAGCTGGTTTTCGAAATTATGAAGCTGTGCGTCAATTCTGCTAATTTCTGCTTCGGTATAATTTTTAAGGTTCAGGATAGAAAGTTGATTCAGGAGGGCAGTATATCTCAACTGCCCATAATTCTGAATAAGTTCTGCAAGCTGTCTGTCATAATCGTTTTTATAATGAGCTTTGCGAGTGATATACCAAAACGCTTTAGCTTTTACCTGATTAGGCAGAGTAGAGGGAACGAACGCATTTTCTCCTTTGTCAAGAAGCATTGCATTATCGTCAGTAGAAAGCACTACAGCAATATCGCACCCATAGCCTTTGAGAATATCCGCGCAAGCTTTAGAGGAAAGCCCTCTGTTGGTAAGCCCCTGCTTTACCTGATTTGCGTCAGACCCTGCACTCACGAAAAAGACTTCTTTGGTGACAGTGTTCTGTCCCATTGCAACAATAGGAGCAACTGCTGCGGCAACTTCGTCTTTGACTTCTCCGTCAACTATGATTCTGCCAACACAGCTCATAGAGTTTTCAACACCGTCATTAAGAAGCTGACTCTGATTGATAGCATTGGCGTAAACTCTCATAGTGCCGTTGCGCGTAAAGGCTACGCAGTAACCGTCACCGCTTTCAATAGACGGAAGCGGAGCACCTTTGTAGAAGCAGTTACCTACCCAACCATCTTCGCCAACTTCACAAGAAGCGATAACCTGAGCACATTCAATCATAGAAGCGTCATCAATGGGCTGTTCAAGCTTGCTGTTGGTAGTGTTATCATAAGCGAGTTTAAGCTGCATTCTTATAGGCTCGCCAAATCTGTCTACAACTTTTTTGCGAGTTACGCAGTAGGTGTTGCCCTCGTCAGCATAATACCCCTGTTCGGTGCTGACTTCACAATCGCCATAATAAGCGCCGTTAGCTTCTGCCGCGTGCTCAAGATTCCTAAGAGCCTGATAGGAATTTGCCATTACATCATTGTATGTTGCAATGCAAGTGTTTACCCTATCGGTCAAGCCGTTCATTGCTTCATACAAATCCATACCCTGACAAACAGAGGGGGCAGGGGGTACACAAGGCATAGGCTTAGGCATAGGAGGCGGGCAAGGCTGAGGCTGAAAAGGCGGAGGATAAGGTGTGCCACAAGGCGGAGGCGGAGGAGGGCAGCACGGTTTAGGCGGACAAGGGTTGTTGCAAAAAGCTGGCACATTAGGAATGTGGTCATCATAGCAATCTTTGAAATGAATCATTATTTAATACACCCCCATAAATAGAGTATTGAGTTCTTCCACAATCATCATATCAATGTTGAGGAATGTTTTTCTGTACTTGACTAAAAGTTCAGAGGGGTTAAAACCTCTCCTGCCCTTAGTTTCAGCACTTTCTTTGTTCTGTTCTGTTTGCTGTTTATTGCCGAGTTCAAGAGTAGAAATGTTGGAATCCGCGGTTACTCTGCTTTCACCGTCTGTTTTGCTGTCACTCTTAGTATCTGTATTAACAGTGCCAGTGCGAGTAGTAACCGAATTACCTGTAGTATCTTCGTCATAGGTAGTTTTATCTGACGTGTCGGTAGTTGTATCTTTTTGGCCTGTTGTATCACGAGTTCCCTTTCCATTAACGAATGTTTCTGTCGTTGCGTATTTTGCGTTGACAATGTTTCCATCTTGGTTTATAGTGTTGCCCAACTGAGTTTGAGGGTCATCACAAAATACTGTGGTCTGACTGTTCGTAGTGTTTTCGTGTTCGTTATAATCTTGGTCTTCCACGCTATGGATAACACGGTCTGTATTAGCGTCTTTTGTGCCTTTAGTATCTGTTACATCTTTTAGGTTGTTGGTGACAAGGTTATTGCCCTCTGCGTGTCCAGTATCAGAATACACATTTTTGCTATCAGCGTTTCTTGCTTCGGCACTCTGTTTTCCATTCTGCTCTGCCATAGCTCTTTCGTGCGCTCTTTGTTCCTCAAAGTAGTCGGTAGCAAGAGGGTCAAACTTAATCATTTCAGAAATATAGAGCTGATTATAATAGGGCATAATCTCGCGCATTTTTCTGCGCAGATAGAAGTTAAACCTATCGGGAGTTTCAGCTCCAATCTCGCGGAAATAATAGTGCTCTATAATTTTGTCATTAAGTTCTTTTCTATGGCATTCGTCAAAAATGGGGTAATCATCAAGGGCGAAGTGGAAACCTCTGTCTATAAGGGAGCGAATTTCGATAGTATATTTAGCCACCAAAATCACCACCTTTTTGAACTTCTCTGTCTACTTCGTCTTCATAATCTTCCGTAGTGGTAGTTACACCGTTAAGAGTTATAGGCGCGGTGTTCTGTCTATAGTCTACAGAAATGTTAGTGCCGAACATAGCGTTTATTTCGTCTGCTGCCTGTCGGCGAGCATTCAGCCCGGTATAACGCTGGGCGTAAACAGAACCAAGGTTTGCTCTAATTTCTGAGCTAAGAAGTCTTTCTTTTTTAGCGATTGTGTTCTCAATACCAAGAACAGAAAGGCATTCAGCCCACACCTCTTTTTTAAGTTCATAAAGCGGTGTGAATACTTGCGGCGCGTCTGTCTTATACACACCTATATTCTTTAGGTCGAAATCCTTATCGGCTACAATAACAGGCTCATTTCCTACAAACTGAGCATACGCATTTTTAAGGGTAAGCCGCATTTCTTCGCTACCGTAAAGAAGAACAGGGGTTTTCTGAGCTTGAACATTCACTTCAATGGTTCTGTCTATATCAGCTAAACGCCTCGCATATATATCAGCAATATAAGCGGTAGGGATACGCAAATAGTTATTATAGATAAGAACACTATCGTTTTCATCAAGCTGTTTTTGATAGCCGTTTACGGCATAAGCTCTACGCTGAGTGGGTATTTGATACATATTGAATTGTCCCGCAACAGCTACAGTAAGACAAAGGTTGCCGAGTTCTTCGTCGTTAAAGTAAATCATTTCGCCTTTAGAAAAAAGCCCAATCTCAAGAAAGCGCTCGTCAATCGTATCAGGCAAGTTGCTCCATTCATAGGCGTTACACGCTATTTCCATAATACGATTGAACCAATATTCATAAGTAATATTGTTAAGGAAGTTAGCTACCTTTGCCCCCGCTTTCTTTTCGGGAACTCTACGATAGCTAAAACCGTCAACTAACATCATCTTTTACCACCTCTTTCATATCTCTATTGGAAAGAGAGTAATTGCCCACATCTGCGGTATGCCAAAAACGAACGCCGCTATTATACATAGCTTTGATAGTTCTCATATCTTGAACAGGCATAGAGCCGTTGATAATAACATTGTCAGTTTTTACATAGTTCCAACTTTCGCGGGAATCTTCGTTAGGAACCTTAACGGCATTAGTGGCATAACCGTACATATCGAAAAATTGGTCTATCTTTACAATGTATTCAATAGGTGCTGTCATTTGCTTAATATCAATTTCATTTTTATTAGCCTTGAAATTAAAACAATGATTAAAACTTGAGTTACTATCTCTCGCAGTTGACTGAGCGTCAAGCATAGTGCCAAGGTTTTTTGCCATTTCCCCCGCGCTTTTCTTAACGCTTGCGCTAATTGCTTCGCGGGCTGTATAATCGGCTACCATACCCTGATAAGTAGTCCCACCTGAATAACTTGCAACAGTTTGCCCCGCCATACCTCCCACAGTGGTAGGAGTTACAGCGGTATTGCCTGCTATCATAGCTCCAACAATAAGTTTCACAGCGTCCAAAGCGCCCCTTGTTAAAATAGATTGCCAGCCACCACCGTTAATTGTCGTTTCAGGAAAGCCACTAACAACAAAAGAGCTATCCCATTCTTCAACACCCTCAAAAACATTGACATAACCTATGGGTACAAATTGAACGGCTGGCGGATAACCTGTGAACCAACGCATTTTGAATTTAGGCTCTTTGAATACAGTTGTTATTTCCCCGGTTTTAGAACTATATTGCTGTAAACTGAATTTTTCGTAATAATATTCTATTTCATTTCCGCACAAATCAGTTACTTTAATAAAATTAAAAGGATAATTAAAGCACTTTTTATATTTAGGGATATAACCGTGCAAAGATTTTACCATAGGAACACTAACTTCTCTGTCTGGTATTGATTTTGTGCATTGAAAAGGTGTGGTTTGAACCCCAACAACATAATCAATATGCTTTGTAGCAGCAAAATCACTTAAATCTTGTTTCGCTTGGTCGGGTGTGCGGTCTCCATAAATATTTGCGCAAATTCCCTGATAAACACCATCACGCACTTCACCAACATTCGAAACACCTGTTTGGTCTGTTTTCACCCAAAGCTGCACGTTTGTCTGCTGATTACCCAACCGTTCAATATGCGTAGTAGAAGCAAAGTTCTCCATTACATACGGAACAGACAAAGGCTCTTTTTGTTGATTCCCAAAATAAGAATCATCAACAGGATGTTCTCTTTCCACCAAACTTGGCTTTACCGTGTAATCAAACTGATATGTCTGATAGCTGTCTATTTCATATTCTATTTCTGTAGTGTCGGGGCTAATATAGTTAATTCTACGAATAAAGGCGTAGAACCACTTGTTACCCCAAAAAGTGTTTTGGAACATTACATAGTTGCAATCATAAACAGAATCAGCGACAGTAGGTATTCTACAAGTCAGCGGGCTTCGCGGGGAAGCCACGCTGCTGTTTACACGCTGATAACTGCAATTCGAGAAAGAATATTTTGCAAGGCCTGAGAAATAAGCAGCTTGCGCACCCGCGCTCCCGAATTTAATTACATCACTATAAGTGTCATCACAAGGCGCACCCTTGAGAATTTTAATTACTGTCAGCGCTTGATTTGCCATAATTAGTTCACCGTAAGTCTATAGACATAAGTAGTCTTGTTGTCAATTTCGCCACCGATGTTGAAGTAAACATTGATAGCAAACTTATCCTGAGCTTTCGCACCAGTCATAGCTGGAGCTACATCTGCAATCCAGTAAAGGATGTTGTTGTGCATTGCAGGAGTAAGAGCTACATCTGCTTCAACTTCTGAATTATTCTTGGTCACTCTGATTACAGGCGGTTTAGCACCTATACCCTGAATAGCTATCTTACCGACAGTAGCAATATTTTCAGCGGTTACGGTTGCGGGATAGGCTGCCCAAGTAGAAGTGAATGCTCCCGGAGCAGCATAGGTAGTAGTGGTGTCAGTGGTGAAAAGAATGGCGTTGGCAAAGAGGGAGGTGGAATAAGTTCTCCAAACGTGGTAGAAATAGTTCCAATACATACCCTCGCCATTATAGTTCTCGGTAAAGTTGGTGAGGTTATCGAAAACCATAAACCAATCTTTATCTACAAGAGCTGCACAAGCTCCGGTAAGAGAACCGAAGTTATCTACGAGAACACGCTGTCCCATAAACTGAGCTTTGTCCATATTGAAAGCGGAAGCAAGAACATCAACGTCCATTGCAGCGTCAAGTCCTGCGTCAATGATAAGAACCTGCTCAGACTTAGGTGTATGAGTGGTTACGCCGTATGCGTTATAAGCATTGGACATAAACTCAAGCTTGTTGGAAATGCTCTTAAACTGTTTAACAATCTTTTTAAGAGGAACTTCGGGCTCGTCAACATCCCATTCGGGAATACGCACAAGCTTCATCTGTCCTTTGTTAGCAGCGTCAACAATGAGCTGTTTCATGTAAACATACTCATCAACTTCGCTGCCAGTGTAAAGGGAATCTACAATCTTTGCAATAAGGTCATTTACTCCCTCGACAGAAAGAAAAGCCTGACGAAGCTGCTCGTTGGAGATAGTAGTCTTATAGAAGTTCTGAACATTAAGCTTATGGAAGATAGCAGCAACATCAGGAATTTCACGCTTGAACACTTCTCTCTCTGCAACGGCAGGGTCGAACTGGTGGGCTTTTGCAATCTGAACAAATACTTCCTCAACAGTTTCGCCATATTCAAGAGTTCCTTTCTTGAACATTTTAAGGGGGTTAGTATAGGATTTAGAAGTGATAATAACTCTTGCAATCCTGTTTACGAGAGCACTAAGGAACTCATTCTGCGTAGGCTGATAAGACAGCATAGCATTGCCAATTTCCTTAATATTCTCTTTAGTCGCTTCGGGAATTCTTTCCTGATAGGAAACGGAAGCGTTTGCTCTAATAGCATTCAATACATCAATCGCGGACGCATTAAATACCGGAGTTGCCGGAATAGTAGGCATTAAATCATCTCCTTATTAGTGAATATCTCTCTGCTTAAACAGAGATTCAAATGTAAGATTTTCAGAATCTTTCTCTATATCTTTTTTCTGTTCCTCTTTTGTTTCAGGAATAGAACTAAAGAACCTTTCACGGTACTCCTTGCGGAGGTCACCGTATTTTTCGCTGAACCGTTTACCGTCTTTGTCAAACACATCTGTTTCAGTGTATTGCGGTTCGGTTCTGTCCTGCTGAATATCATTCAGCAAATTCATAACTTCCTCATTGTCACCGCTAAGTTCACTTATACGGTGAATATGAGAGGTAAATTCTTCTGCGGTAAGTGGCATTGTTAGGCTCCTTTCTATTTAATATAATAATCTCCGATTCGTTTTACACCTACATTATCTTGCCAAGGGATAACTGACGCTTGATAAGACAGCGGCTTGCCACCGCCGTATCCATTAGTATTTATGCTAAATTCCCAAGTGACAGAATAACCTAAAGTAAAGGCGTTTTCAAAACGAACTGTAATTTTATCGCTATCTTTTAATTCAACATTTTCAAAAATCAATAAATTATTGGCTTTTAAGACACCGTCATAAAATAAACCGCTGCATAAACCAAGTGTTTCAGTTTCCGATGAACCATTAACTGATAAATATGCGGTAATACATTGCGAACCAAAATACTCTGCAATATTTCTTAAACAGAATGTATTATTGGCATAAAACCAAGAAACACTAAAATCCGAATAATTACAATAAAAATAACTCAAGCCGTGTAGTTTTAATCCACGGAATACTCCATATCTTATATGCTTATAATCCGCAGAATCAGCCAAAACCGTTAGAGGAAAACCTAACAGGTATTTTTCGTTCTTTTTATCTTCTACCGAGTAAACAGTTGGGTACTTTAAGTTAAGCATACCCCCAAAATTATCAGCAATTCCGAATGCACCAAAAAACTCATTATCTATTTCTGTTTTTTTTTACATTTCTCTTTGCAGCAAGGGCAATCACAACAACACTCGGTTTCTACGCCATCGCTGTAATCAAGCCAAGGAAGCTGCAACCAATGCGTCCAACCTCTGCCCGCTACTTTGGTTTTTACAACACCGTCACCATATTTGCCAAGAGTACATTCTATACATTTTCCATCGCCAATATAAACACCAACGTGCCCTTTCATATACAGAATAAGCCCCGGCATTTCGGGAAGTGTTCCGATTGTGCCTTTAGTTTTAGAAACAGAATACATACCCCTTGTGTTGGTGTCCCATTTACTCTTGTACTTAGGGGAGTTAATACCGCCAAACAAATAGGATTTAATCAGCCCCACGCAATCGCAACCATAATAATTTCCGATTTTGGTCTGCAACTGATTTACTCTTGCTTCACTGTAATATTTAGGGTACTGCTTTTTCTTGTAGTCAATAAAAGCCTGCGTCACGGTTTTCATCAAACCACCCCACATATAAACAGTTTTCCAACCAAGAGCCTGTTTACAGTATTCTACAAGTCCCTTTGCGGTAAATTCGCTCATTGCGTCACTCCTCCTTTACGTCAAACTTTTCAAGTTTGGCGGTGAGAGTTTTAATGCTGATTTTCAGTTCATCAAACATTGGAGTAATCTTTTTGATATACCAAACGATAAATGCGCCCATTGCTACACAAGCTGCAATAGGAAAGCCAACTCCGTTGACAATCTGAATAAAGTCATTTACATTCATAAAAATACCTCCTAATATAATCTAACTGAATCACATCGTCATTCTAAGAATATCCTGACAGATGTTTTTCAAGTTGACATTTTCAAATCGAACATAGCCCTCCTTATACGCCTTAATGAAACGGTCAAACATACTTGAGCCGTGTCCTTTTAGCAATACTGTGTTCGGTTGGTGGTCATCAAGCGTAACAGAATAAGAAAGCAAACCGGAGGGGTCTACATCATTGCTGCAATAATAAAAGCCTGAAACACTGTCACGCCATATACCATACTTATCACCACGATAAACAATCGCAAACCTATATGAAGCTGTAGAGGGCTTTTTCTCTACAAACACTGAGCTATCACGCAAAAATTTGTTGTCTATAGCATAAGCACCATACGCAGTATTTTTAATAAGCTTTCCAAATCGTGTTTCTTTCATTGCCTTTGCGTGCTCGTCATCTTCAACTAACTCTATCAGTATATCACCTTTAACGCGAAAATTTGAGCCATAGGGCAGTTCTATACCAAAAAAGGTAAAATAGGGATTGGTGATTGAAATGGCATTTGAAAGAAACCAAACTTTAACATCTCTTGTGCGCGCAATAGTAGAGTAAGCTTCAAGGAAGTTCGTCACCTCGTCAGGCAAATAACGAACATAACCCTTGTCTATAATAAATTCATCAAAAATAATCGTCCATACTTTCTCATAAGGAATTGACTTGCATATCTTTGAGGTGGAAAGTGGCATTGAATAACCAAAAGGTTTTTCATCAATATAGAAAGTTCCTTGATAATATTTGAATTTGTGCTCAGGAAACTTAAACTTAATATCATCAAAAAACCTTTCCATATTCTTTTCTTTAAGTTCTTCTTTATAGCGGCGAATATACACAAATTCTGAGCCAGTCTTTAGATAGTCGTTAATTACATCTTCCTTTTTACAGAATGTTTTACCAACACCACGAGCGCCTAATATAAAATTAAATAAACAGTTGCGGGATTTTGCCGATTGACTTGACCAAAACATAATATCGTCCTTTCATTTAAGAGAAAAAGGGCGCGGTGGTATTCGTAACCACATAGGTGAAAGGAGCAAAAGACCTGTTTTACATTAAACTACGCGCCCGTGTGGAGCGTCTGCTTTAGGGGGGAGCACGCTATAAGAACCCCGCCGTCTTTCCGGCTGTCAAAAGGAAGTAAAGAAACCTTGTTCTAAGGACAAAGCCCTTGGTGAGAATATTTGAGTAGTATTACAAGAGGTCAATCCCAAGCCGACACGGCGCTATCTTCCAAGCGTGACTCCCGATTAGGTGTGATACCTTTAACTCAAGTACCCTCAACTATATTATAGTATATAAATAAGAAAA